GCTCCTGCTCCTGCTGCATCTGCTGCATCTGCTGGACCTGCTCCTGCTGCTCCTGCTCCTTCGCCGCGCGCTTGGCCGCGACCTTTTCAGCCTTCTGCATCTTAAAGGCCTCAAACCTAGCCGCCTTTTTCTGGTCCTTCTCCTGCTGCTTGGCAAGGCGCTTCTCCTCCTTATCCTGCTCCTTAGCAAGGCGCTTCTCTTCCTTCTCCTGCTCCTTAGCAAGGCGCTTGTTCTCCTTGTCTGCCGCTGCCAATGCATCCTTCGCTACCTTCGCCTCCTCGCGCGCAATGCGCTTCTTCTCCTTTGCATCAGCAGCCTTCTCCTCGCGAATACGCTTGGTCTCAGCCTTCTTTGCCTCGCGCTCTTCAGCAGTCATCTTAGGCTTCTTAGCAGGAGCCTTCGGCTTGTCAGTCTTCTCGTCAGAGTTAGCCATTAGGCTTGCAACAAGGTCTTCCTCGTCATTTGCCTCCTGGACAACAACCTGCTTCGGCGGGCGTCCGCGCTTCTTCGGCTCCGGAGGAACAATCGAAATTTCATCACTAGTAAGACCAGCAATCTTCTTCTGCGCATCAATTGCATCAAAACCATAGGTGTCAGCAAGAAGAGTAATCAATTCCACATGACGCTCCTGAACACAATCAATAATCGCCTGAACAAAGACAGAGTTGGTGGAAGCCATAGTGTTGGTAAAGAGTTGTTGTTGTTGGATTTTAAGTTTGTCTGTTTTAAGTTTGGATACTTTTCCTATTTTTGTAGAATCTTACTTCAATTTTTTTCTCCCTACAAAAAATTGCCATATTCTACATATTTTTGTCACGATTCATTATAATAACATAATTATAATGAATTATTATCTAACGACGAGAACGTTTAGTTCTCTTTTTTTGTTTTCTTTTCCCGCTCTTTCTGCTCTTTCTGCTCTTTCTGCTCTTTCTGCTCTTTCTCATTTTTCTGTTCTTTCCAGACTTTCTACTCTTTTTTCTTCTAAGTCCTTGACCTTCGTTGTCTGAAAATAGTCTTCGTGCGGTTGGGTCAATGTAAGACGAAGAAGCAGACGATATTGACGATAGCGACATGTCGCTGCCAGTTGGGCTTGGTGCATCTGGTTGTAACGAGAGATCATATACTATTGCATTTTGTCTTCTTAATACAGGGGGAGAAAGAGGAGGAGAAGGAGTTGGCAGTCTTCTACCCTTATTATCATATCTTGTACCAGGAGGATCGGGATGAGCACCACCTAAACGGTTTAACTTTCTCGTCGATTTTTTTTTCAAGTTTCTTTTAGAAACCATTATATAAAACATAAATATTAAATTATTTAATTAATTATATTTCTCACATGATTCAAAAAACGCAGTAACATCATCTTCACCTGAGCCAACAAGTACATCACATTTAATACCACGAGTATAACAAATAAATGTCGGTATACTTTTAATTTTCAAATATGAATATACATCTTGGTTTTTGTCAATGTCTAAATCTGCCATAATGGTTGTACTTTTAGTATTATTGTACAAGTTATATACATGGTCTTTAATTTTTTTACAAGGACCGCACCAGTCAGCAGTAAACTTTACAATAAATGACCCTTTGTATTGATTAACAAACTCTTGGAACTGATTTCTATCAGTAAATTCAGTAATAACCTTCTTTGTCATATATGATATATTCATATATTTTCTTTAAGTATCAATCTTTGGTAGTTTATCCATATATTTCTGTGCTTTACTCTTAAAACCTAACATGCTTGCGACTTGTTTATCTATATAACTAATAACTTGGGGAAATTTATTAAAATTACCTGCTTTAACATCCATAAATAAAGTCAATTCTTGTGCTTGATAGTACTTAACATCGGTTAAATACTCTGTAAATTCTTGCGCCATTTCATGATTTATTTTTTCTTTTGCCTTTTCGTCACTGTCATAGTATAATGCACTTGCATATTTAATTGTATCATTTAAATAAAATTTATCTTGCAACATTGATAACGTACAAATAAAACTAATATTACTTGTCCTATCAAACATATTTTTTATTGCCATGGTTAACAAACATCGTCTATATGGTATGTGCTGTCTATTTTTGTTAGCATGTGTTATACAATCTTTAAGGGCTAACATATTCAAATTAATATCAGTTCCTTCTTTTTTTATTCTATCATTGTCTTGCAACATTGCTGTTTTACCACTTTCTTGCCCAGCCATGTCGACTAAAACGTATCTTTTGTTTCCGCAGGTTACTATCATAATAGCATGTGATCTAGAAGATATTGAATTCATTTCAGTGCTTGCTAAAACACGCCTTTCCTTTATTGTGTTTAGTACTTGTTCTATATTTGTTACATGAATAGTTTTTAATCCACGTATTACCAATGTCTTTGCTTTCCAACACTTTAATTTTTTGTTTTTATTAAACATATCAAATATTTTCTCATTATAAATTTGATACGCACTTATATTTACTTGTTGGTGACTTCTATAAAAACTTAATAAACATTCTAGCAAACCAGTTATTGTATATGATTTACCAGACCCCGTATAACCAAAAGCAATCCAATAATTTTCATTGTTAAAACGACAATCCATCATTAATTTATTAAATATTTGGGTGTTATTTGAATCTTTTTGCCAAATATGATTTAATTTATAATTATCCGAATGATTTTTAACCTTGGTAGGAATTTTAACAATACAATTATTTTCATTTTTTGAATATATATTTAAATTTCCATCTTTTATGCGAGCATATACTTTTAAACCCATCAGTATTATATTTGTAGAAATTTATATTTTAAAATATTGTATATTGTATATTGTTATATTATGTCAAATAAAAGTTTAATTACAAGTTATAAGATTGTTTTAGTAGGGGATACTGGTGTTGGAAAAAGTTCTATTGCAACTCAATTTGCAAATAATGAATTTTCAGATTTCCAAGAATCAACAATTGGCGCGGCGTTTTTTACAAAATCAATTGAAATAGACGGAACTTCATATAAAATAGATGTTTGGGATACAGCAGGACAAGAAAGATATCATTCTTTAACACCGATGTACTATAGAGGTGCTAAAATAGCATTAATCGTTTTTGATATAACAAATTTATTGTCATATGAAAAAATGAAACAATGGTCGAGCGAAATTAAAAATTCAGTAAATAACATAGTAATAACTATTGTTGGTAATAAAATAGATTTGGAACATAGACGTAAGGTTTCAAAAGAAGATGCAATTGAATATTGTAGGCAAGAAGGGTTTGAGTACTACGAAACATCTGCAAAAACTGCAGAAAATATAGAATTAATATTTGAAAAATCCATTAAAAATATAGAACCAGAAGAAAATTTAGAAACAGTTGAAACTCTTAATGTTCATAAACAAATAGTTTCACGTAAAAGATGTTGTTAATTATGCAATAATTTGTTTTAATTTGTCTAATTTGATTGTTTTCATAATCACATGAGATTCCCAAAAATATTTACAAAATTCCCATTGAAAATCACAATCAGTATTGTACCATTCAGGATAAAAATCTAATAATTGTTTCCTAATATCATCAGGTAATAAATGCAACGCAGATTTTGGTAAAACATAACTCAATTGTTGTAATGGCTTTAATGGATTTTTTGGTTTCTTTAACACAAATTCTGTCTCAAAAACCGGCATGAATTCTAATAAATCTTTCATTAACGGCGGATAATTATATTTATAATGCCAATTCCAATCATAACATCCAATAGTATAATATTTCATTGTCCATTCTAATGCTTCAAGATAGTTAATGCATATTTCTTTTTTCCTATTTTGATTAATTTCAACATCAAAAAGTGTGCGATAATACCTGTGTTCCCATCCTTTCTCAAAAGGATTAATATACTCTTCCTTTTCGCGATTTCTAATAGGGACAAAAGTTAATTTATCTTCAATAGTTTCTTTATCATAACTTCTAGTATTCATTTTTCTTCGCAATTTATATTCATTAATTAGATTTTCATACTCATCACGTTTTAGTACTTCAACCAACTTTCTTACATTTTTCCAATAAATTACTTTACCATTTGTCAAATATTCATTTGTATTTCCAAGTGTTTCTTTGTAGGCATTTAACATGATTTCTATACCTGTTGTTCGAATATTTACAGAAGGTATATGTGGCATAAAATCATTTCCAAGAAACAAACAAATAAAAATGTAATCATAAAGTCGATTGTCTCTTTGCTTATCATTGTTTTTGCGATAATTACTAAGTTCATCGGCTATAGCATTTGCCAATTCTGGAATGTTTAACATGTATTCTTCATTTGGATTCAAATTACTGTTTACTGTCTTAATAAAATGCGGTGTTTCTCTGTACAAATATATACCTTTTGACACTGGTAAATGATTTAGCGCAAGCATGATTAAATCAGCATCCAAACCATAAACAATTGTTATCTTGTTCTTATGTGTCTTTTCATTTACACGAATATACTCAAATATTTTGTGTTCTCCTTCACCAGGATCATTAATATCAGATACCATAATATTCTGAGGGAACCGATGTGCATTCTTGTTAAAATAATATCGTATATGGTCACCTAAATTGTTCATAAAATTTGTTCCTGGTGTAATTGCAGTTTGGTCCCATCCAAATTCTTTATATTCTGGATTATTTTTTTTCATTAATTCCCTTTCAAACATTGATTTATATCTACGATTTCTTTGTTGTTCTAACTTTGCTACAGGTGCAACACCATCAAAGGCAATAAATATATTATCTTGTGGTTTTACCTTTTCAATATATTCAGATATTTTATTTGAAATTGCTTCATAAATTTTTATTTCATAATCTAGTTTTGACAAACCTTCTACTGGTATATTTCGATAAACATCATAAATAATTGAATTACTATCTAGGTATAGATTGTTCACTGGGTTTTTAAGTGCACTTATTTTGCGTATGATAGATCCATGATTTTTAACTATATATGAAAAATAACTTGGTATTCCCATTATATATAGTTAAATGCATTATAAGAGTTTAAATCAGTTTAATATATATTTCAAATAAACGATTACGTAAGGTTATTATATAAATCAAATTGAAAACAATGAATCTGATGCCGTAGAATATTCTGGATAATAAATAGAAAGTAAATCATTTGGAATTTTTGTATAAGACTCGTCTTCATTACTACCCCAATTATTATCGCTATTATCAATATGAATAACCCCTAACATCGGAGTATGGAACCAATAATCTCTGCAAATTTTAAGCCAAGTATCAGACTTAAAAAAATTATTTAATTCATCTTTATTCTTTTTAAATCTATTATTAATTTCTCGAAATCCAATAATATTCTCTTTATCAGTTTTAAAATGCTCTATATAATTGTTATAACTTTTTTCTTTAATATTAGATATTATGGCTGAAAAATGTATAGAAATTCTACAAAGAGATAATATCTCTATTATATTACCCCATTGTTGATATTCTTCTGGCGTAATAGAAGTGCAATGAGAATTATCAAAATCGGATAATACAAAACGATATTTGGGTTTGGTCATTTGTGTAATTTCACGGGTTGTGAATGTTTTTTGTCTGGATTTACTAATACTTTTTTTAGACTTTTCTTGTGAACCTGATTGGCCACGTACACCACCAGTACGTTTTCTTGTACGCCGTTTGCGACTTTTCTTTCTTGTACGCTGTCTACGAGTTTTTTTTCTTCTGCGTCCACCACCAGTCTTTTTTGTATTTTCTTGATACAATATATTTGCTCCTCTAATATCGTGACATAAATAGTGAGATGGAGCAAGTAGTTTTAATTGTTTTATTAGTTGTGGTTGGATTTGATTAAAACACATAGTTAAAATATTCTTAAAACTCATCGGTTGAATTTTTTGTAATAGTGTAATTAAATCACCATGAAAATATTCCATAACAATGACACCTAACGCAAAATCTATATTATCTTCATTATAAGGTTTTTGATAATAATTTAAGTAAATGCTATGCCAATATATTTTTGGTCCAATACCGTTAATAGATGATTCAACCGCAAGTTCAATTTCATTTATAAAATTTGTTTCCCAATCCTTCGTTTTAAAAACGAAACCACCTTTGAGAGATATAAATTTATAAACTTTTTTTTCTTTTTCATCAAGAAATACTACACCACCACTTCCTCCTCCTAAAAAACTTAAAGATTCCAATTTTTTTTTTAAGCCGTTACTATTTAAGGGAGCATTTAACGATACTGGAAATCTATCACCAATACTGGATTTTATGTGGTGTTCATCAGACCACCCAGATATTTGATGAGTTGAATTTTCTAGTGCATCATACAAGTCTTTTTTAAAATGATCACTCATATATAATTTATTTTTATTTTTATTTATAAAATTATTTATAACTCACTAAAATCATTGTATAAACGATGAGTACTTAATCAGATATAAAAAGATATGCATTTGTATATATTATATGGGAGAGAATCTCAATGTTGATATATGCTGTGGATTAGCATGGGGAGATGAAGCAAAAGGTAAAATTACTTCAGAGTTGGCAAAATCAAATAATTATGAATTTGTTTGTCGATGGTCTGGTGGCGATAATGCCGGTCATACTATTTATATCAAAAATGAAAAATATGAAACACATTTAATTCCCTCAGGTATTTTTTATAATATTAAGTCAATCATAGGACCGGATTGTGTGGTAAATATTGAAGGGTTTTTTACTGAAATTAAATATCTACAAGAAAAAGGATTTGATACAACTTTAATTAAAATTTCACCAAAGTCACATATTGTAACTAGCGAACATATAGAAGAAGACATTAAATTATTAAATAAAAGTCAAGGAACAACATCTAGAGGTATAGCCCCATGTTATAGCGATAAATTTAAACGCGTTGGTTGTCAGGCTAAGGATGTTCCACAACTTAAGGATTTTATGTGGGATGAAAAACTATACGGAAATATACTATGTGAAGGTGCACAAGGTTTTTGGCTAGATATTAATCAAGGAAATTATCCATATACGACTTCTAGTATAACTTTACCATATAGTTGTTGTAGTTTAGGATTTCCCCCTCAAAAAATAAGAGACATATACGGCGCAGTTAAAATATATGACACGCGTTCTGGTATTGATCCTTTATTTCCTGAAACATTATTTGATGACGATGAATTATCCGAAGTTATTAACGTAGGAAAAGAGTATGGTGTAACTACCGGTAGAAAACGAAAAGTAAATTGGTTGAATCTTGATTTATTAGTGAAAGCAATTACTGTTTCAGGCACAACACATCTAATTATATCAAAAATAGATGTATTAGAAAAAGTAGGTAAATTTAAATTATTTTATCAAGAAGAACTTAAAATATTTGAATCAATAGATGAAATGAAACGATTTATCAATGATACTCTAACAAAGTGTGTTTATTTAAAAAAAGTAGTTTATTCCAATAATCCTTATCAAATTAATTAATTTTATATTCAAGAGGCAATAAAAATCGTTATAAAAATAAAAATAAAATAATAAAATCGTTATATAAACAATGAGTACTGAATTGTCTAACATAAAACTTACTTCTAACGAACAAAATAAACAAGAAAATAGAAAATATTTAGAGAATAAAATAATATATTATCAAGATTTAGTTCAAAAAACAATAACTTCCGTTCAGAAATACAAAACATTAGATATTTTAGGAGCAAGTGAAATAAATGTATGTATTCGTGCACTTGAAGGTATTTTTGGCGAATTAGTTGAATTATCAGATACCATAACAAACGACAAATTAACAAAAACTAATATTGAAAAATACCTAGAAAAACTTCAAAATATTAACAATGAATTCTCTTCGCTTTTAAAGACATTTGGAACATATAAGATGATAGATTTAATTAATATATGTTTTGGCGCGGATTATATCAACACAATTGTTAATGATAGTAACAAAAATAAGTTTGATGTTATTAAGAATTATGTACATCCAATAAATTATAAGATTATTCCATGGCGACCAGAATTTGTTAAAAAAGAAAATAAGAAAAAAATTGCAAAGAACAGAATTGTTGAAGACTTTATGATTGTTGAAACCTCAGATAACTTTGATTGTTTTGATTTGGCCAGAACTAGCAAAGGATTTCAAACAAAAGTATACGGAATTAAGATTGCATTACAACATCCAGAACTTCGCAAAACGATGATTATTTGTGGTATTGTTGATGACATATTAATTCAATGTTTTAATCATAACTTTATTAAAGATAAAATTAATGGTATCAAGGAAAGTAAACCAAAAGAACCTGACTTTATGTCATCTTCGTTTGATAGATTTATTGATTGTCTAACAATTAAAGAACTTTTAATTTACAGCGAAGACGAGTTATATAACAAATATATGGGTTTTATAAATCAAATAAATTTAATAAAATCAAAAACCGTTTCCATAATTGTTAAGGAATTTATAAATAACGAATTATATGCCCAACGAAATACACTTATTCAATTACTATTAAAGGAAAATAATCCAGAATTCCAATATTTAGCATACCTACTTTATGATTTACTTTCAAATGATAGCAATGGGACAGTTGATACTCAAGAACAAACACTTTTATTTGATAGTTTACCATGGAATATAAAAAAATATTTTCGTGATGCTATGAAACAAACAATCCAATATACTAGTAACTTGAGCAATTTTGATAATAATAAAATACCACTTGAACAACAGATTTGTTTAATGAAAGCAAACGATACTATAAAGGAAAAGGCTATGATAAAATTAAAAGAAGTTAAATCAAAATCAGAAGATTCCGGCTCAAAAGCCAGACAGTACTTAGAAGGGCTACTCCGTATTCCATTCGGAATATATCGCGAAGAACCTATTTTAAGAGTATTTAAGGAGACAAAAAAAGATTTTACTAAATTATTATGGAAAATACATGAATCATATCCCTCATTTTCAATTCCTTTAAAAAATGATTATTCAATTATTGAAATTAACAAATATTCTTCTGCTCTTCACAATAGTTACATATCTGAATTATATAAAAAAAATATTGACTCGTTTGATAAACTTTTTACAAAGCAAAAACGGAATGAATTAATTTCATCAATATACATTATTAACGCAGCAATTAAAAAAAATGCATTAGATTTCCCAAAATTAAGACATTCCGGTAAAAAGAATGAATATATGCGTTCTCAGTTAAAATTGTTTATTTCAAATTTTAACGAAAATAAAAAAATTATGCAAGAAATCAATCAACAAATAACCAATTCGAATAAATCAGATTATAACTTAATAAATTTGATTGAAAATGAAATTACAACAATAGAAGATAATTGGGAATTTATTAATACAAATATGCATAACGTACGAGATACATTAGAAAGCGCTATTCATGGTCACGATAAAGCAAAAAGACAAATTGAAAGAATCATAGGCCAATGGATATCTGGCGAGCAAAGCGGATATTGTTTTGGTTTTGAAGGACCACCTGGAATAGGAAAAACAAGTTTAGCAAAAAAGGGTTTAGCATACTGTTTAAAAGATGAAACTATTGAAAATAAAGAAGAGCAAACAAGACCATTTAGTTTTATTGCTATAGGAGGTTCTTCTAATGGAAGCACATTAGATGGACATAATTATACATATGTTGGTTCAACTTGGGGGAAAATAGTTGATACTTTAATGGATAAAAAATGCATGAATCCTATAATTTTTATTGATGAATTAGATAAAGTTAGTAGAACAGAACAAGGTAGAGAAATAATAGGTATTCTTACGCATCTTGTTGATCCAACTCAAAATGATGGATTTCAAGATAAATATTTCAACGGGGTTGATATTGATTTATCAAAAGCACTTATTATTTTTTCATATAATGATCCGGATTTAATTGATAGAATTTTACTAGATAGAATTCATAGAATTAAATTTGACCATTTATCTTTAGATGATAAACTAGTAATTACACACAAATATATTTTAGATGAAATATACAAAAAAATGGGTCTTACAAAAGATATTATTGATTTTGATGATGAAATTATTGAATATATTGTTGAAAAATATACATATGAACCTGGAGTACGTAAATTAAAAGAAATATTATTTGAAATCATTGGCGAAATTAATTTGGAATTATTACAAAACAAGGATAAAGCAATAGATATTGAATTACCAATTAAAATAACAAAAGACGACATTAAAAATAAGTATTTGAAAGAACGACACGAAATTAAACCCAAGGTAATTCACAAAGAACCTTCAGTTGGTATCATGAATGGTTTATGGGCAAATGCTCTTGGAAAGGGTGGAATTATACAAATAGAAACAAATTTCTTTCCCGCTAATAATTTCCTTGATTTGAAATTAACTGGCATGCAAGGTGATGTTATGAAAGAAAGTATGAATGTTGCAAAAACACTCGCATGGAAATTAACTCCACAAAGTAAAAGGAAAAAACTTCTTGAAATGTTTGATAAAAGCAAATTACAAGGATTGCATATTCATTGTCCCGAAGGCGCAGTTCCAAAAGATGGGCCGTCTGCTGGTACAGCAATTACTGTAGCAATGTATAGTTTATTTAATAATAAAAAAATAAAACGGGATATTGCTATTACCGGTGAAATGAATTTACAAGGATGTGTTACTGCTATTGGTGGTTTAGAATTAAAAATTCTTGGAGGAATTCGTGCTGGTGTTAAAGAATTTATATACCCAGAAGAAAATGAAAAAGATTACAAAGATGCTCTAGAAAAATATAAAGATAAAAATTATTTTGATGGAATAACATTTCATTCAGCAACTCATATCGATGAAGTACTCAAATTGGTGTTTGTTTAACAAATAATAAATTTTTTATATCCCGAATATATAAGATTACAATGGCTGGTATTGAGTTTTCAATTAAAAATATTTTCTCATTTATTGGGTTTATTAGTCCATTTATTGTTACATTTTTAATGGTCATGATTTCATTTATGAATCAAAATATCAAGGGTATTATCTATTTAGCAGGAGTATTAATGGTTTCGGTTGCAACAACACTTTTAATTAATATGGCAGGTAAGGCTGGATACGTATCTACATCAAAATCTCCTTTATGTGGTGTTTTCAACATGCCATTTTTAGGACAAAGCACAGTTGGTAGTATTCCACCTTTCAATAGTGTTCTTATTATGTTTACATTTGCATACACATATTTACCTATGATTAGTAATAACGATATGAATTATCCTTTCTTTGCGTTTCTTTTATCACTATTTTTAATAGATGGATTTGCAAAAGTAAATGAAGGCTGCACTCGTTATATTGGTGTTTTAATTGGTGGTGTTATTGGTTATTTATTTGGTGCTATGTACTACATGTTAATCGATAACGCAGGTCATAAAGATCTTTTATTCTTTAACGAGATTACAAGTGATAAGGCGTTCTGTGAAAAACCATCACAAAAAACATTTAAATGTAAAGTATACAAAAATGGTCAAGTAATTAAAACTTTATAATTTATTAATAATACATTCAAAATATGTAATATTAATAGTTAAAAATATTTTTATCTAGCAAAACTGGTTTTATAATTTTTATCATTAATCTTCTTGTTAATTGGTCCCCTAATAATCTGTTATAACTATTTCTTGTCATAATTATTTCATATGCATTGATTGCTTTAAGAAAATTTAAATTTTTATATTTTACTAAATCTTTCTGATTATATATTGGATGATTTATACGTTTATTCACTTCATTATGAAAATTGAATAAAAAAAGTACAAGACTTTCTTTTGTTGGAAACATTCGATGATTAATATTTTTAAAATATTGCATAGCATGATATCTGCATTCAGGACATGGTAAATTTGTTATCATTGTTTTAATAGTATTAAATATAGAATGTCTATTCATTTCATAATTATCTTGTCTACATTTTTCAGCAATGCCATGTAGTAAAGTCCATGTGTACATTCCCCATTCTTTCGACATTATATAAATGTATATAAAGAAATAATTAAAAATTAAAGTATTATGGATGAAAATTACAAAATAGAAGATAATATAGATTTCAATAGTGAATTATTAAAGGCTCTTTGCGACGAAAGCGACGAAGAAACTGATGAACCTACATGTCTTATTACATATCAAAAATTAACGAAAGAACACATCAAATTACCATGTAATCATTCATTTAATTACGAACCACTATATTTAGATATTATTCGTCAAAAAAATCCAAGATATAATAGATTGGAAAATAAAAGATTAACCCCTAGTTCTTTTCGATGTCCTTACTGTCGTTATGTACACAATAAATTAATTCCCTTTATAAAATGCAGCGAAAGAATTGAAAAAATACATGGCGTCAACTATCCGGAACGTTGGACTATGAAACTGCATAAATGTGCATACATATTTAAATCTGGTAAACGAAAAGGAATGGCGTGTGGTAAAGGAACAAACGACAAATACTGCAATCAACATCTTGTTGTTATTAAAAAGAAAGTTGAAAAAGAAATGAAAAATGAAATTATTAATCTTCCTACATGTAACGCAATTCTTATATCAGGAAAAAGAAAAGGCGAAATGTGTGGTTGTAAAAAACTATATATGAATAGTGGTTTATGTAAACGTCATTACAGTAAAAACTCTTCAACAAGTGGATTAATATGTGTTTAAATAAATACAATTTATTAGCAAGGTCAAAAATAATTGATTAAATAATATAAAAAATATATATATACTTTTTATATATGGCGGCAAAAGAAGATCTTATTAGAAATGTTAAAGGCTGGATTGAAATCGATAATGAAATTAAGGCGGGTCAAAAACGATTAAAGGAACTTCGTCAAGAAAAAAAGCAGGTGACAACCCTTTTAGTTGAAGTTATGAAACAACATGAAATAGATTGTTTTGATATAAATGATGGCAAACTAGTTTATAAACAAAATAAACATAAGGCACCATTAAGTAAAAAACACTTATTACAATCATTATCAAAGTATTTTCCAGGGAAAAATGATCAAGTTGAAAATATTTGTTCATTTATCATGGATTCGAGAGAAGAAAAAATCAAAGAATCAATTGAACGAAAAAAATAATAAATAATATGTAACCTATTTATATATGTTACCTATTAGCAATAAAACAAAACTACTGGAAAAATTTAATATTACACAAGATATAGTAGTTAAAAAATCTGAAGAAGATGAAATAGAAATAATAGAAGAACCCGAAAAATCATTAGAACTCGCAGAAGAAGTATTAGATACCAAAGAAAATAATGAAGAAGAAGTAAAAGTAAATAGTGATAATGATAAAATAGAAAATAAAATACCCACAACGTTCGAAACTGATAAGGAAAAATTAAAAAAACATAATAATAATGAAGCAATAATTATTATTCTTAAAAAAAGTGAAACTTCATATTTACCATTTATTAGTGTTCTTTTAGAAAAAAAAACTACAGACGGTGTTGAAGAAATGATATTTATAAAGTTAAAGATTAATGTTGAATCTATAGATGAACAAATATCAAAATTAATTAGTGACGAATTTAATTATGATTTTATAAATATGAAAAATCAATTATCTTTTATAGGATTCAAAGATGCAAGCACTCCCACATTAATTTATAATTTAACTTTGGAAGAAGAAATAGATGTTACATTAATAAAAAGAAATAATAGATATTGGTGGAGTCTTCCATATGAATTAGTAAATACATTACATGTGTGTAATTTTGCAATTAACTATAATGTTACAAATTTTTTTCTAGATAATATGGAATTGCTTTACTTATATGACGAAAACAATAAACAATTAGAGTTACCAATAGTATTATATTTTGGAAATCATCAAAATAATACTAACTATGTAGCACTTTTTGGAGTTAAAAGAACAACAAATAATGTTGGAATGGCCGGCCCCCTTTATTATTTTTCAGATTACAAACAAGCGATTCATTATGGTGGATGGGGATTTTATGAAAATACGGAAACAAATAACGAAAAGATTGATAAAGGCGGAATCGTTCGATTTGCGGTTTTTACAAAAAAACTGTTTTC